CCGCTGTACGCAGTATGGACCGATTGAAGTAGGCCCGAATACGCTTACAAAAATCATCACTGCGGTACCGGGCTGGGACAGTGTAACAAATGACGCTTCTGGCGTTACCGGCAGAAACAACGAGACGCAGGCCGAATTTGAGCAGCGGCGAGCTGAAAGCGTATCGAAAAACGCGCATGGCACAGCGGCGGCAGTACAAGGAGCGGTCAGCGACCTTGACGGCGTTGTTGCCTGTGAGGTAGTCGAAAACCGGGGCGATAACTTCATCACCAAAATGGGAGTATCTTTATCGCCGCATAGCCTGTATATTAGCGTATATGGCGGCGAGCCGGAAGACATCGGTAACGCTATACATCAAAAGATAGACGGCGGCTGCGGAACGAACGGCAACACTAAAGTCGATGTTATCGACCCAACGACGCAGGCCGAGAATACGTACTACTACCAGATACCCGAAACTATCAACATGGGTATATACGTTACTATCAGGAAAACGTTATCCCTGCCTACAGATTATGAAAGCTTGATAAAAAAGGCCGTGCTGGCCAACTTCAACGGCGAGACTATCGACTATAGCCGCGTCAAGATGGCACAAGTTTTGTACGCCAGCCGCTTTTATAAAAGCGTAATCCAGACGGGTGTAAATGATTTTGTGGGCGTGGAGCTTCAATATCCTGTCGGCGGCAGCCGTGTAGATAGTATTGAAATCCCTGCGGATGAAATCCCGGTTTTGTCCGAGGATAACATAACCGTCGTTGCGCTGGACGCTTAGGGGGTCAGAACATGGATTTTCGAGGCAATGAAGACGTAAGGGCCTGCGATAACATACGCGAGGAAAAGCAGCCGTATCTGCTTTCGCAGTATTCTGCAAGTCCTACCATTTACCAGATACTAGCCGACTTCCGGGAAAACATTGACCCCACGCCGGATATCTGGACCTTTTACGACAACGTATTTAACATTGCGACGGCGCAGGGCGTAGGGCTGGACATATGGGGCGCTATCATAGGCATGGACCGTACTATATATGACCAGTCAACCAGCACGAAAATAACACTTGATGATGAAGGATATAGGAAGCTGCTTTATTATAAAGCACTGGCGAACATCACAGACGCCAGCTTGTATACACTGAATTACATGATAAATCAGCTGTTTCCTGACTACAGTGTTACGGTTTTAAATGTCCTCATCGAAAAGCAAACCGAAGATGGGATGTATTACAATTCGTACCCAATGCACGTCAGATTTCTTTTCAAGTCGTATCTGTCAGATGAAGACCTAGCTATATTCAAGGTTGGTGGCCCGCTGTGCGTAGGTGCTGGCGTCGGCTGGGATTTGGTAATGATAGATACATCGAACGTATTCGGTTTTGACGGCAGCGGATTACAGCCGTTTAACTGTGGCGTATTTATGCCTGACGGCGGAATATTCGTTTCGGACGATGAAGAAACCATATCAGATTGAATGTTTCACGTGAAACATTAGATTGCGTCACTAGATTTTAAAAAGGGGCACAGACGGCGCGACGTGGCAGACCCTGCTTGAATTCATCGGTTCGCTGACGATGGACGAAGTGCAGGACGCTATAGACACGTCTATAGGGGAGATACCCAAACCGAAGCCGGTCAGCATGGGAGCTTATTCAACTGTAGGCAGCAGCGGCGTGGCCGCTACAGATGGCTTTATAACTTCAGAAAGTTATAATAACACATCTATAACGGCGTACGTCAACGGCCTAGAAGTCATGCATACGGCAGGACGTAGTAAATACGGCCAAGGTGCTTGCTCTATCTCTTTTCCAGTCCCTAAAGGGGCGTCATGGAGCGTTAGCGGTGCTAGTTTTGTAAGATGGTTGCCACTTTCTGAATAAATCGGTTCGCTATCAAAAGACCAGATAACGGATATCGTTGATGAAGCCGTGGATGACGCAAAAAAGACGCTCATAAGCAGCCAGATTAAATGCGGTATGACAAACTTAACCTTTACCGCTTCCGCTGCCGCTGCAAGTATTTCAGTTTTTGCAGTATCCAATTTTAATCAAAATGACGATTGGAGCCAGAGCGGTTCAAATACTGTAACTGTCAAGGTAAACGGCAACACTATAGGTACTCTTAGTATGTCATGGAACACTACAAAAACAGGTTCTGAAGGCCATTACTGGGGCAATACCCACTCAAGCGCAGCAGCGAACACGTGGACTTATAGTATCGCACAAGGCGCTACGATAGAGCTTACCAGCAGCGGCGGAACACAGTTTAGCAGCTGCGCCCTACAGGTAACGCTTGGAAACTAAATCAATCAGAAAGGATGTTAGAGAATGGAACACTATTCTAACGTTGTAAAGGCTATGATAGCGCGCAGCAATGCACGGGCGGCAGACATTGCCGACAAAATACAGGCCCGCGCTTATTATCAGTTTCAATACGTTCCGCCAGCAGGACCACTGCCCGGCTGGTCAATGGAGCAGCAGACAGAGGACGCTATAAATGAGATAGGCAACATCGCCTATTCGTCGGACGAGATAGCAAGGGAAGCGCGAAAGATTGCGCAGCAGGCTTACAACGCAGCGCAGGCAGCTATAGAAATGGCCACTAATGCCATAACAGCTGCGCAGAACGCACAGCAAACAGCGGATACTGCGCTTAATACTGCGAATACGGCAGTAAGCAAAGCGGACAACGCACAGGCCAGCGCAGACGCTGCACAGAAGGCGGCCGACGCAGCGCAGAAATCAGCGAACGACGCTCAAACGTCTGCTGACAATGCGCAGTCTACAGCTAGTACTGCCATTAAAAACGCTTCACAGGCACTATCAGCGGCTAACGAGGCTAAAGCTTCTGCCGACCAGTCTAACCGGCGATTAGACTTCTTGGAGCCTATAGTTGATACACTGCGCTGGTATGAAAACGTTACAGATAACATCGACTTCAATACACATGTAGAGCTGGAAAGGGCATTCCTTCAAGGCACGGCCAACACTAACGGCCCTGTTGCGGGTCCGGGCTGGCTGGATGTTGACGACGATTATAATGAAACTTATATCCGACATAAGTTTATCGCACAGGCTGACGGCGCGTGTTATGTTCGCTTCGGCACCATTGTACCCGACAGTAGCCCTATCGAGGTAAGCAGCTGGACAGGTTGGGTAAAATATGCGCTGGCCAGCGAATTGACTTCTGCGGTCGAAACGATTAATACCAGTATCACATCAATTAACGGAGAAATCACCACTATCAAGGGTGACATAACCAGCATTGAAAGCGATATCACAGAACTGCAAGGAAGCCTTGGCAGCGCCGAGGGCGATATTACGGCCGTAACAAATGCGCTGGACGCGCACAAGGCCGACTACGATAACCCCCATAAAGTAACTGCCGCACAGCTGGGATTAGCGACGGTTTATAAATATAAAGGGTCCGTTGAAACATACGCCAACCTGCCGACCAGCGGCCAGCAAGTAGGCGACGTTTATAACGTCAAACAGGCAGACCCCGACCACAACATTGAAGCCGGGGACAACGTGGCATGGGACGGCGAAAAGTGGGATATCTTGGCCGGTGATACCGATTTAAGCGGCTATGCGCAGCTCAATGCAGCTAACACCTTTACGGCGGCGAATACGTTCAATTCAAACATAGTTGTTCGCGCTGCTACCGCTGCTGGTAGTGCTGGTATAATTACGCTGGGTGAAAAACCTTCTTCTAAAACTGAACAGTGTTTGATAAATGCAGCGGGCAACGGTAACCTCATTCTTCAAGCATCTGAAAACGGGATTGTAGGGATACAATCCGGGTCGGTGTTGCAATGGTCCGTTGTATCGGATGAAGCAAACACAAAAACTTCTGCATATCTACATTCTAATCTTGCTGCAACTTACACCCCGGCTACTGGTGTGGTATGGGAAGGCAACGCAAACACAGCGACCAAACTTGCCACTGCCCGCACTATCAACGGTGTACCGTTCGACGGAACGCAGAACATCACGATAGAAGCTGGACAAGGTAAATTCTTACCTCTGACAGGTGGAACGGTTACAGGACCGATTTACTTACCGTCTGCTACTCCCACCACCGACACGCAGGCAGTCACCAAAAAGTATGTTGATGACAGCGTGGCCGGGGCTGGTGGCGGCGACGTCACGGCGGCTGGGAACAACAACTTCACCGGCGTAAACACGTTCAATAATTCTACCAACTTTAAAAAATACATAGCTGTAGCATTCGGCGAAGGCAGTTCGGCGTCGGGTGCTATCAATTTAGGCCGCATGTCTGGCAGCACCGTGCAGGGCGCAAGTCTAACTGGTGTATCAACTGGCCAGCTTAATTTGACGGCGGGAACCGGGAAGAATGTAGTTCTTCAAAGCAGAAAAGCACAAACCGCTGTAGACATAGCCGAATTCGCAACGAATCAAGCTACTATCTATCCGGACATATTGCAGATAGGAAGCAACTCAATGGCAGAATCGGTGGGTATCAAAAGAAGCGCGTCAGGTACTTACACCATTACGCTTTTTGACAAGATTGTTAACGTCGCCCGGTTTAATGGTACTACCCATGAGGCGTCCTTTGACGCAAACGACGTGACTATTAACAGCGGCAAAAGCTCAACTTTCGCGATAAAAAATGCTGACCAGACCATACTGGACTATGACGGAATAGCAATGCACCTGCGCACGGGAAATTCTAATGTCGGCCTAGAATTAGGGTCAGGCACTGGCGACTGGGCTTTGCAGTGCCCTGCTGGCGCCACTGACGTAAGAGTTGCGCGGCGGTTATTTTTGGGCAGTCAAGGGGGCGTTGGTAGCGGCGTTATCAGCGCAGACAACACAGAAAACTGCCTGTACTTCTGCGGTACGGCCGAGAATACTTACTACTCAGCGCCGAATACCGGGAATATCATAAGTTACCAAGCAGCAGCAAACGTCTATCTGATAAACACATCTATTAATAACGCTGAAAGTCTTACTATGAATTTCTCAAACATGAGCTTCCACGCCACTGTAGGCAGTGTGCCGTATATGTGTAAAACTTTAACTTTCTGGTTTGCAACCGGCGCAACTGCACCAACTGTTACATGGAATTTCCCAAGCGGTGCAGCGGTTTACTACCCGAAGGGCGTAGCTCCGTCGCTAACAGCAAACGCCAGCAATATCATCAACGTGGTCGCTATAGTTGACGATACAGATAGCTTTAGTATCCAAGTCTGTGACGTGGTAGCGTTGCCGTATAACGGCTAAAAGGAAGGTGAGAATATGAAGTACACAAGAACAGTATACGTTTATAAGGGAGAGCAGTATAACACTATCACCGAGATACGCCGTTTGCCGGACTTGATGAATACCTCTATCCCGAATAACCCGACGGATGAACAACTTGCCGCGCTGGGCGTAACGCGCGAGGAAGTAATAGTGTCACTGGCAGAAGCGAAAAGTATCAAGCTTAACGAGCTGTACGGGATTTATGAACCCCTGCGCGATAAGCCAACGAGGTACAAGCAGGGTGACAGGACATTTTATTTCGACCGCACGGCCGCGGATATTAACAAATTCAATTCGGCCTATAGTGTAGCTCAAATAAAAGGTGAGCAGGGCTTTGGGGTCAAGGACGAAGAAGGTAACAGTGTATGGGTGATGTTGTCGAAGTCCGACTTTGAAAGTGTGCTGCTTATAAGCAGCAACGAGCAGACGGAAGCATATAACACCTTCTATGCGCTGCGTAACAAGGTGGAAGCGGCCGAAACGGTCAAGGACGTTATAGCTATCGTTTGGCCCAACACCTGAGGCAAAAAAAAAAAAAAAAAAAGCCCCCAAAATGCGGGGCCCTTTTTTGCGCCTAATCGAAATAAAAGTGTTGACATCGCGCACAGGGGGGTATATAATATAGGCATAGAACATAGAAAGGAGTGATTACGTGCAAGTAAAAAGCGATATAATTCAGGGCGTTATAAACCGAGCTAAAACAGCAGTTAGAAACTTCGGGGAGAACGCACAAATTGAGCTCCCGGCCGAACTGGTCAAAAACATCTGTCAGAGCTTGAACGCTGAACGGTATCGACTGGCCCAACTCAACAAGAAGTATTCAACATTAAAACAACAATTGAAAAGCGACGTGGGTAAATGTATCTATGCTGGCAAGCCCATAGACGAGCTGGAAGAAAGCATACAACGTGCTTTAGGCGATAAATACGCTGGCGGGCTTGTACATGGCTATCTCTGCTATAGCACTAGCGGTATTCCCACCATTATAGGCGAACTCATGGCGTGTGATGAAGACGAGTGCATATTGTCTTACTGGGTCCCGGTAGAAAAGGAATCGCTGCGAATTTACGAAGGGATGAAAAGATGTTAGGTAAGTATATCAATCAATTTATGACTGATAACGAGTTATCAGTCAATGAAGAATTTTTTATAAAAGACTTAGACGGAAATAGGGTACTAATCAGCTTTGCTGACCGTTATAAGATAGAAGACATTGACGGCGGAATATTAACAGCCGTCGTAATGAACGAAAAAGATAAACCGCCTGCTATGCTTTTAGAAGCTGCGCTTATCGACTTGTTACGGGAAAACTACTTCATTGAAAAGAAGCCTTTTTGTCCGTCGTTCGGAGAACGTTACTACTACATTGCTCCGACTGGCGATGTAATAAGTTCAATATTTAACGGAATGGCAGAGGACTTTTTACTGTATAAATACATCGGCGTTTACAAAACCGAACAAGCAGCGTTTAAAAATATTTCACGGTGCCTAAAGCTTTGGGAAGAAGTCAAAAGAAAATGAAGCTTAAAGATATAAAACTTAAAACGTGCCCTTTCTGTGACGGTGAAGGGGTGCTTATCCACAGCAAGCCGGACGATGGCTATATTTATTCAGAAGGCGTCCATGCGTTTGTAAAATGCAAAGAATGTGACGCATGTGGACCCATGCCGGACGTTGAGTATAACCATGCTGCAAGCGGATATCCGGGGCGAATGAAAGCAATCAGTAAAGCTATTGAGCTGGCCGTAAAGGGCTGGAATCGTAGAGATGGGAGAAAGGCGAATGGTTAAAGAATACAGCTATCTTAGTAGCAGCTATATGTCCAGCTTAATCAATAAAATAAATAAACATGCCAAATATGGCTGGCGGCTTATAAATGTTTTTCACGACGGCTGTGAATTTATAGCCGTTTTTGAGCGGGGATAAAAAGGAAAGAGGCCAAGAAATGCTAAAAATGGGCGATATCATTTACAAAGTTACATTAGAGAGGATATAAAAAATGAAAAAAGTAACAGCAGAAATTATCGAAAAAAATCGTTTTTTAGTCACTTTGGTAGTTGAAGACGACTACACGGAAAAAGATATTTATAATGCGATAGAAGAAGCCTATATGGATGATGATTACAAGGTTATTGAACAGTATGTTCATGATATTACTAATATAAAAGTTCACAAGTAAAGGAAGGTGTAGAAATGATTGACTATGAAAAACTGTTAGACGCTTTGAAAACTATTCAGGATGAATGTGCTAAATACAAAGTCTGTACAGATTGCCCGTTTTTTGTTCAGAGTGACGATAACAATTGCGGCATTCTCACCAGAAGTCCTGACAACTGGAAGTTGAAGAAAGTCCAAGTTATAAGGCTGATTAATCAATGAAGACTATCAGAACACAGCAGATAGTAAAGGCATTTATTCTTTTAAAAAGACGTGGAGTGTCAACAGCAGATGGAGTTTACATTGCTTTTAAACTGAAATCAATAAAACTTGACAAACAATTTGAAAGGACGATGAAAAAATGGAAGTCAAAATCAAGCTATTACCGGGCGGGAAAATGCCCACAAAAGGCACTAAAGGCGCTGCGGCGTTTGACTGCTACGCAAGAGAAGATATAATAGTAGGTAAAGAACCTGTACTAATCGGGCTTGGTTTTAGCTTAGAGCTGCCCCCCGGTTATCATGCTAAAATATTTCCCCGTAGTAGCACGGGCTTAAAAACTACCCTTAGGCAGCCGAATAGTTGCGGGATTATTGATAGCGATTACAGGGGCGAAGTAAAAGCTATGTACGAAAGTAGATTAATGCCTTCATCGGGGATGTTAGATTGTATGACTATACCGCAACACATCAAAGCAGGCGACCGTATAGCACAAATGCTCATTGAGCGTAACGTAGATGTTGAATTCGTGGTAGTGGACGAGCTTTCAGAGACCGACAGGGGAGCGAATGGCTTCGGCAGTACGGGGGTAAGATAAATTGATTGAGTACGTAAAAGTTAAACATGACGAAGAATGTTATATTTGCCACTCGAGGGAGAATGTAAAAACGCTTCGAGTGGCTGCCGACGGCAGCAATGCTGCAAACACCATTGCTTTCTGCGACAAATGCGCAGGAACAGTCAGCAGAGTGTTAAATGTTCCAATGACTTTTGAAAGGTCGTTGGACTGATTGATACCAGAGGGGCACTTTGCAAAGAGTGCGCAGGGAAGGATGGTAAGTAGTATGACTAACTTGGACAAGATACGTACAATGTCCCCGGAAGAGCTGGGGACATTTTTGTCAAACCTAGTAACTATAGAGGATTGTTTTGAATGCCCTATACGCGACGTTTGCAACGAACGTATGGTAAACCCCAACAACGAGGCATTTCACACATGCGAACTGTCGTTTTATCACTGGCTGCAACGGGAGTATAAGCCGGGATACTTTGAAAACCAATAGGAGAGAGGCGCCATGATTACCGCAGAAAGTAAAGCCAAACTATTTGAAAAAACCTACGACGCCTATTTGCTAGCGCAATCCGTGACGCGCGTCTATGGCATTGAAAGCCCCCCGGTCAAAGCGCAATGAAAAAGCTGCGCGCAGAGATGAAAGCCTGTAGCGACAAGGACCTGCTAGAAGAATACTTAGACTATCAGGACCGGGAGAATAAGCGGATAGAATCTATCTGGGGAGAGTGGTAAGCTTGCGTAACTATGATTATAAAGAACAGATACAACGCCGGAAAGAGCTTCAAAAAATGGACTTTATATCTGGCGTACAGGCTGGGCGATTGATTAGGCACTTTCTTAATACGTTCGAGCCTGATATAACCGTAAAACGCTTTAGAAAGCGCTATAAGGAGCTACAAAAAGACCTTCGGGAAGATGTGCCGCACAAGGTACTATATAGCAGCAGGGGTACACGGTATTACTGGTTACAGGAAAACGTGCTATCCTTTCTGCGTAATCGAATTAATATAAAGGCAGAAGTCAAATGAAAACGGCATAAATAAAACCCCTCGAATTCGAGGGGTTTTATTATTTCTTTATTTCTTCCGACCCAATGGCCGACCTATACCCGGTTGGCGGCAGTCATCACAGTATGTATACATTCGCTTCCCGTCCGGTCCTTGGCGGTGATTAGAAACCGACCAGCCAGAATCACGGGCAAAGGTTATCAGTTTTCCCATGGTAGTAAATTTCGTTTTTAATAATTTACCGCAGTTTTCGCAGACACAACCTGCTATAAACACTTAAATCACTCCTTATTTATTCGATAATGCTTTATTCCGGCAAGACATGCAAAGCGCCTTACCTGTCTTTTCTACGGATATCCTGCGCACAGTTTGCGATATCTCAACGCCACAACTTAGGCACATATACGGACTAGGCGCGCTTCTGACATTTACAGCGCCAGAATTGCCGCTAGATGGTTGCGTAACCTGCCGCGCTTGTGATTGCCCTTGTGGGGACGGTTGGACACCTCTAGGGGCAGCCTGTGCGTTCTGTACAGGTTTTTGAGTATATTGTACAGGTGCTTGTGCCGCTTCCGGGTGCTGTTGGAGATAAGACGTTTTTAAACTGGCCGGATAGAAGAAACGGCCGTAGCCGTTGGCGTCCAGAATAACAAGTTCTGTAATCTCTCTATCTTCGTTATAGGCGATATGCCCAACGTGGAAGCTTACCCCAAACGCGACCTTGATTTTTTTACCATCTATAGACGCTTCGTTCTGGGCCAAGTTAAATGTGATACTAGGCGCTGTATAAAGTTCGCGGCCCGAGCCCCAATTTACAGCGGCCCTCTTGAAGCAGTCAGACGCACGGCCTTTTTCTGCCTGATAGTTGGACGCTACACCTACGTCTTCCTTGCAGACCCAACATTTTTTGTCGTGGTCCCATACCTCAATCGAACAGAAAAGCTCGTTATTTATCAGCGTGTGTTTACGCTGCCAGTTCATCGGCCCAAACATTGCGTCAAGGTACTTCATATCAACACGGGCGTTTTTATAAAGCAGCAGCCGACATTTGACGTATGAGCTGTTGTTATAGTTCATCTCCCGCAAGTCGTCGATACGTACATCTATATCGCTAGCTTTCAACAGCGGGAACTTGATTTCATCAGTCATAACAATCACCTACCCTTTATTTGATATTTTAAGTTCGATACCGTGATGATAGTAAGCCTCTTTAATCGCCATTGCGTAAACATCCGGCGGCGGGGAATCCTGCCCCGCTATGCCGTATTCTTCACACAGCTGACGGAATGTGCAGCCTATCTTTTCATTCATCACAAGCGCAACAAACTTTTGGAGCGAGTTTACAACGTAGACTTCATTAGGTCCGTAAGGCTTTTTGTTTTTGTCCATGTGTCGAAGACATACTAACATCAGAACACCCCCAACACTAGAATCAATACAAACAGCCAGAATTCAGGTTCATATACACGCCTTGGATTTAATATGAAAAACACTACATCGGCCAAAGCGTCAATCACACGCCAGAACGGCCGAGCGATAAAACTATCATAGGCCACGCACAGCAGACCTATCCATATCCATTTTTTACTTACTTTATTCAAATCATTCACCTGCCTTTGATATGATTATACAACTTTAATACCAAATAATCAAGAGGGGGTATAAAATAAATTTTAAAATATAATCCCGACCGACAAGCAGCCGAGATTATACCGGAGGAAGAATGAAAAAAATGAAGGGAGAGAGGCAGACAAGTTAGCTACCGTTATTAATATAACACATAAAAAGAAAAGCGCCATTCTCCGAGTACGAACCAGAGATGGCGCTTTCCCCGTCTGGAATACCGCTTTTATACTACCCTTCTTCTTGGTCCCTGTATCAAAGCGCAGACTAACTGAGAAACGATATAGTTTTAGGAGTTTGCACAAGTAAAGTTTACACCCAAACCGGGACTGTGTCAACATAATTTTTTCGTACATGAGAAAAGCAGCGAAAAAAACGCGAAAAACGGAGTAAAACAGAGATTAGCGGAGATTTCGGGAGCTGGGGGGGGAAGCGATGCGCTAAAATTTAAGATTGACGCTTCCGGCGGAAGCGACTATAATCAAAGAAGGCAAAAAAAATAGAAGCCGTTTTAAAATGCTCGCTAGACATTTAAAACTTCAAACCTTAAAACCTTAAAACCTTAAGCTACATGAACTCGATTTTAAAAAATTGGGACATGTGGCCAGCTTTAGCTTTGCCTAAAACAAGGTAGGTTTATGACTTCTGTAACTATTCTATCAACATCGACATACATTGTCAACAATTATATAAAAGCAAATGGCGAATTTATCTAAAACTAAATAACAGAAACCGCTTTAACAGCGACTAGGCGTACACAGACCTAGTATAAAAAACTGTTGGTCCTGCAACGTGCCAAGTATATAAAATCGTTGCCCCGCATGTATGAGCGCAAATATAAGTACATGTGCTGTATAGGTTATGATAAATGGCCTATACAGGCGAGACGGCAAAGGCCTATCGTGGTACCGTGTGCAGCGGTTAGAGAGCCATACTCTATAAAATGCACGGCTGGCGGCTACGGGTGCGAAAGCACGGGGGAAAAGCACAGAGCTAGGACGTAGAGGTGTGATGATGTGCAGTATTTGCCAAAACCTATACAGCGACGGCGGGGACTACCTGTCTTTACTTTATAGAAAATCCCTTATTTACGCGATTAAGACATACTATATACTTGTCTTTTTCGTGGTAAGGGGTTTCTATGCCTACCAGCTCAAACAGGGACATCAAAAACCATCAAAGCCTGTGGACAAATGCACTATAGTGTATTAATATATACTTATGTAGATACACGCAAGGAGAGTGCAAAAGATGAATCAAGAGAGAAAATATGAAGATACTTTCAAAGTCCTGCCCAAATGGACAGCAGGCAGAAAGCTGCTACTAAAGAAGCTGGAAGCAGCTACACCGCTTAATCGTTTTATCATTAAGAAGATTTACAGCGAATACAGCAAAAAAGGTATCTGGCCTGCTGAACTTGCACGACGTTCCGGTATAAGATATGGTACGCTGTCCAAGTTTGAAGTAGGCAGAACAGAAACCCTGTCGATGAAAAATATCGCTAAAGTTGCTAACGGCTTGGGAATGACTGTTTCAGAGTTTTTTGAGGGGCTGGAAGACGAGCCGGGCTATAGCGAATATATCGATATGGAGAAAAAACCAAAATAAAAGTGTTGACATTGAACATAGGGGGGTATATAATATAGGCAAAGAAAGGGGGAACAATAGACGAGCCCAAATAAAAGAATAATAATACAGAAGGTGCGAAAAATATTAAGCTGTGATATAGCGGCTGCTATATTTATCCTGTATGGAATATGGCTTGTATATTTATTAGTAAGGTGGATTGAATGAAGAAAAAAGAGATGTTTTTGTTAGTTTGTCTGGCAATTATTATGCTGGCAGCAGCCGCAGCTGTTATCTCTTTTGGGTGGAGTTACGGCGGGGCACTGGCAGAGGCTATTGTTGAGCGCGACATATGGCGTTCAGGTATGATTGTGAGGTGATGTAAAGTTGCCAATGATAAAACAGTATGACTACGTAAACGCTTACTGCGTGAGCGTGGCCAACCGTGAGGACCTAGAAAGTGTAGTAACATTCGCTTACAACTACAGCGAGGCCAGAGCACTGGCGAAAAAGTTTTTTAAAGAGCGTGACAAAAGTGTAGGATATTCGCTTCTGCGAGCGCAGAAAATAATAAGCGACGTGCCGAAAAATCTTAATGGCAAGTTATGCGCTAGTAAGGATGATGAAGGATATCCACTTTTAGAAAAAAACGGTTACGCTTTTGAGTAATCAGTTAGGGGGTCAGGAAATGAAAGGATTGGATTATTTAAGAATGTCGTTTGGCAATGTTGACGCTAAACTTCCACCGCTCAAGGAAGTAAAGCCGCAACATCCGCTTGGCAAGTTTAGCGACTATGAAGACGCTTTAGACGAACTTTGCATAAATGCTTTGGCAAAGCTTACGCCGGAGCAGCGAGAAATCATCTTCCGGCGTTGCAGCCGTAATATTAGAAGCTGGGAAAAGATGAAACACTTACATGCTTTTTTCGGAGTTGGCGGCTTTCACCGCTTCTATATTAAAGACTATGTAGGCGGCGCTGCAATGCTGCTTACCGGTGGCGGCTTATTAATCTGGTGGATAATTGACAGGTTTAAGATGAAAAAGAAACTTCAAGAATACAATTCAGACATTGTTATTCAAGCGTTGGACGACAAAGGTTATATCTAAAAATTGAAAGAGGTGTAGGATTGTGATTATCACAAGAGAAAATCTACAGGAAGAAGCTTCAAACTTAAACGACGAAATTTTAAATTTAGAGAAAAAATATGGGGTCAACATTATTGCACTGGCACAAGTTGAAAGTTTGGACACAGAAGAAGAAAGTGACTATTTAGTCATGGCTAACCGTGTAAGTCTCGACAGGTGTGTTAATAGCGTTGTTCATTTAGTGCAGACGGCACAGGAAGGCTTTGGCATTAAACCAGAGATGTTTTTTGCAGAAGCAATCAAAAGAACAGTAACTAATGAAAGGGCTTTTTATGTGGAAATGATGAAGCTTGTAGATAAATTAATTGAAAGCATACAATCTGGCAAAGAACTGTCCACAGAGCTAGAAGGCGACATGATAGAACTATTGAAGGCTTTAAAGGCCGAACGAAACGACGCAGGCAGCAAGAAAAATTTATATAACTAAGCCCAAAACCGAAAGGATAACGAGGAGTACCCGGTTCTTCAATATATCGGCTACGATTTCCTTTCCG